ACTCCAGCTGCAATTAGCAATAATACAATACTGGCTATTATAGAATATAAAAGAACCTTTTTCTTTTTCTTATGGTCTCCTCTCGACGATACTCCGTACGCACCAGCACCAATTCCGGCAACAGCAAAAGGGATAGCTAGACAAGCGCCGCAAAAGGGTTCGATTACATCTTCGCCATCTTTTTTATACAATTTCCATTTTTCATGAACATGATCAGACATCTTTATTACCCATAAATATTTTTCTTAGTTTTTGATAAATGATAACTGATAAGAAAGATCCAAAAGACGTTCCTGTTAGTGTATTCATAGCACTATCAATGATAGTTGTTTTCTTGCTTTTTAATGCAAAGGTTGTCACTGCGCTCCCTTGTGGAAAAAGTATCCACGAGGTATTTATGAGTAATTTCGTACACGTTGATTTAGCACACATAATGTCGAATTTGTACGCGCTCTATGCAATCTCTAGAGTAGAACAGGAAATGGGTTTGATGCCTTTTATATATCTCTTAATCTTTTTGCTGATTGTGAATACGATAGCAGAATTTGTAGCGCGTCGTATATGGAAAGATCTACCCTGTAGTATCGGATTCTCTGGTATTTTGTTCGGATTATTTACATGGGAACTTGTGTCTAAAAAGAAGTTAGATGTCGAATTACTTCTCGCGATCGTAATTATGGTTGTAGGACCTTCTCTACAAAGTAAAAAAGTTTCTCTGTCTGGGCACGCTATTGGTGCTGTATCGGGAATAGTTGCTGGATTAATTTGGAAGTTTGTTAATAAGGGTAATTAAGAGGTTGGATTATTTTCTTTACAGAGATTAATCGAGGTGGTCCAAGTAGTTCTAACAAATGTGTTATAAGTGGTAATACTGTTGATAATAGTATCACAGGATCAGCCCCATGTACAAATTGTACCTTCATAGGTAATGTTACCCCTACAATTACAGACGGCGGTGGTGCTTCGGACAAGAATATTGCGGTAGGAAATAGAACGAGTGGAACTATTACTATGTCGGGTGTTTCCATTACCGCAAATAATTTAACTGACGTCGCCTTCTAAATATGATTTCTATTTTAATTCTTATTCTAGAATTAAAACTTATTTTTATCTCCATCTACTTCTTCTCAATAACCTTTAGCCATTTCACATATGCTTTTTCAAACTCATCTAGATCGCTAACCCAAAGATCTTTCTCCTTCTTTTTAGCAAGTCCATCACGTTCCTTAATCTTTGATGCAATATCTTTCTCAAGTTTGTTAATCCTCTCATCTGTGATACTACGGAACTGTAGACGAAGGAGATAATCGTATCCACTTTTTTCTTCCTTTTCTTCCTCCTCGTCATCTTTTTCGTCTTTCATAATCTTATCGTATCCTCTTGACTCAAGGTCTGCATTCAAATCAGCCGTTTTTCTACTCTTACGAGTCTTGCCACTGGCATCGAAGAGTTTTATGTCACCATTCAACACTTCTGTAAGAAATCTCTTCTTATTCCCCATAAACGTAATATCATGATCCAATTTTTCGAGGAGATGCTTCTTCCTCTTCACGTAATATACCATTCTGACTCTACAGAACGAGTCGATAATCTCATCAACACTCTTATACTTTCTGATAGATCCATTCTCGTCGAATAGTACCATGTTCGATGTGTAGATATACTTGTGGAGTTTCAAGTTCTCCTTGTTGCATATAATACCATCTCTTTCTTCGTGAATAACAAACCTAACATTCTTAGGTGTAGAATAGTTCTTAACCTTCTTAACTACTTTTTCTTCAAGTAAACCATCCAAGAATTCTTTGAAATTATCAGTCCATAATCCAACCGGAAGCTCATCAACAACCTTTGTCTTCTTCTCAGTTACAACATTGCCCCATGATGTGTACCGAGAATCACCGGATGGTTCAATCTCTCCATTAAATCCTCTGTACCATGGAATTATCTCTGGGAGTAGAGAAATGGTAGTATCGTCTTCTTCCAAAAGAACAGCACCGTCCTGGTCCATCCAACTCTTCACCGATGCAATCAAGTCAAGTGGGTTATAACAAGGAACCGAACAAGACCAGCCAGTTCCGATTCCAACCGTACACCCGTTGATCAAGATAACAGGAAGAATGGGAACATAAAAGTATGGCTCGACCACATCACCATCATCAACAACTCTGTCCAAAAGTACATCATCCTCCTGTCTAAACAATAACCTTGTCATTGCATCCAACTTGGTAAAGATGTACCTTGCGTTAGCTGCATCCTTGCCACCGCTCAACCGTGTATTATGAGTTATGGTAGAATCGCCAAGTAAGAATCTTTCATTGCCATCGATATGCCATCCATTAAATTTGCCTTTTCCAATATTCTTAATATTGATATTATGACAATATGGATCGATAAGATAATTCTGAGACAATACTTTTTTTCTTTGAACTCGCGTGCGAATTCTTGTTATATCCCCCATAATAGAAAGACATAACATATCTGATGATTTACTGATATTTGTCCTAAATCCCAACGATCTGGCGATGATATCCGCGCTGTTAATAATACACGAATGATGTTTGTCAGATTGATATATATCAAAACGGTAATTATTTTTCTGTTTTCTCACAGATCCATCAGTATCTATTAAACCAGCAAGTAATTCCAATCTTGTTTGTTCGTCATTTATAATGTAATCAGTCGGTATATTCTTATTTTTATAAAGATTTAGTTCTTTTAATAATTCTTTGAAGGGGTTCAAATCTGTCCTAATCGAACCATTGACTGTCGTTCCTTCTTGTATATATTCTGTACATGTTTTATCAAATTTCCAATTACATACCGGTAACTGTCTTTCTGATGTTTTGCATCCTTTGCATATATTACTGTTATACTCAGTATCTCCAATCGCTGGACCTTTACCTGATCCTCTACGTCGAATGTAATAAGTACAACCATCATTTTTATAATTTTCTACGTGAATGACTTCACATCCGATGGAATCTAACCATACAACCCATGACTTAATAATCTCTTCATCTATAGAAGAAAATGCATGACCATCTTGCATGCCATCACCTAACCATGTACCTAATATGTACGGATCTATAGACACTGATTTATGTTTTCTTGGAATAGATGTTCTATTTACAATACCTTTCATATGATTTCGAATATATTTTGGCAACTCTAGATATTCCTGTACGTTAATATCTATAATGTTATCATCGTCAATAGTTTTTGCAAATATTTCCAACTCATCAAGAACTTGTTCTTTGTTTCTTATATTGTTTACCCCGATAGATTTACAATGACCTGTTTTTGTCTCTTTATTGATATAATACATAGTCCATCTTTTAGTTGATTCTTTCCAAAATATTGACTTATGACCACTAAATTTTAATGTTAATATATGGTGACTGTTGACCGTATAACTATCCATTCCTTTTCTAGAAATTTGATACATATCATCCTCTCCTGATGTAATCAACGTAACATTTCTAACAGTTCCATCATCTCCAACAAGCTGATCCCCGACAGCCACATCTTTTGCCTTTTTAAGAGAAAAATCCCACATAAGAATAGGTGTATTTGGGTCAACACAACCAAACTGACCATCTCTGTACAGAAGAGGAATGTTATTACTTCCTGAATAAGCATTCGCCATTCTGGTAATGGTATCGTAGAGATTCTGTTCACCGTGATGATAACCAGAATGCTCTGCAACATAACCAGCAAGCTGTGCGACCTTCAGAGACTTACCAGTATACTTCAAGTTCCTGAGGAAACATGAAAAGAGCACCTTTCGATTACCCTCTTTTAATCCGTCCATCAAGCCCGGGATGCTACGCTTGCAATCGTTCAGAGAAAACTTAATCAACTCTGTGTTGAGAAAATCAGACATTGATAGAGAGATGGTTTCTTGTTTGTCACCCTCCCATGCCAGTGCAATATTATCCGCATTGTACTGCTCGAGCCAAATCTTACGAGCATCTGACTGTTTGGTATGGAAAACCTTATTCATGTTGAAGCTGGTGTTCTCATCATTCTCGAAATCGACCATCTTAACTCCAAAAGTATCGGCAATGTCCTGATCCGATGATGAACCAAGACCCTTGTAATACTTTTGGTTAATGGCTTTCCCTGGATACTTTTTGTTATAAATATCAACATACTTTTTGTATTCTCTCTCATCGTAAAAGAGCTTTTCCTCCTTTTTTCCACCAGGAAGGAATACACGAACAATCGGAGTTTGCATGCTCGTGATAAATGGCTCAGCACGTTCCAAAAGAGTAGGGAACAAAGTGTGAACCATATTCTGCAACAGACCAGAGATGTGAATCCCGTCTACATCAGCATCTGTGATGATAAGAATCCTGCCATATCTCAAATTTTTGAAAAGCTTTTCGATGGTATAATCATCATCAAGCTTGGCGCCGAGAGCTTTGATAATATCCGAAATGACTGCATTCTTAGCGATCGACGCCGCCTTAGCATTACGGACGTTAAGAACCTTACCGCGAAGTGCGTAGATACCAAACCAGTCACGTCCAGCTTTTCCAAATGCACCAACCTCAATACCTTTCACTGCGTAAGTCTTAGCAGCAAGTCCCTCAACAAGAATTAACGTGCATTCATGGCTAAACTTACCGCCCTCGTTGTTGGCCGGGTCTAATCCTTCAATCTTGACAAAATTCTTCTTCCTTCTCTCAAGCTTCTTCAACGCACCAATTTCCTTGGAACGCCTAATATCGTCAATAACAGACCACTTCAACATTGTATTCACATGTAACTTTTTTATCACCGCTGTAACTGGAGATTCTAGTTTGTGTTTGCTCTGTGACTCGAACTCGGGGTTAATAACTCTGACAACAACAAAAATTCGAAAGAATTTTTTGACATCACCAATTGTATATGTAACACTACCCTTTCCTTTTGCTAACTTTTTCACGATTGGACGAAATGCTGCTTCTACCCACGCATCTACATGTGTACCACCCAAAGATGTATACACACCATTCACAAAAGATACAGCCTGAAACTGTGACGATGGCATTATCACAATCTGGGCATCCTTTGTGTTGATGTATAGAATATCCTTCTCCTCTACTGAAGAATAGAGACTTGAATAATCTTTCAATGTCTTTACCGGAATCAGGACATCATTAAAATATACATTCACGTTCGTTAGCATCGCCGCATCTACAACATAACGACAATATAGATCCGCGATATCCTGAGTATAACCCTTCATCTTGAACTGTTTAAAGTCAGGAATCCACGATACTTCAGTATATCCATTCGACTTACTGTTCGTGTCTGCTATTTCAGGTTCCTGTGCCAGCTTCATGTTACTCGTCCATTCCTGGAAGAATGTTTGTTCTGTATCAGGGTCAAGACCCATAACAGCAAAATATTCTGAAAATACATTAGTTAACTTAACACCAAGCCCATTACGACCGGAAATATTATACCGATCCTCTTCGTCATCGTAGTTAGACGAAGTAAGAAGCTGGCCAAAGATAAGACTGTGATTATAACAGTCTTCGTCCTCGTCGTACTCAATGGATATAGATTCACCGTCGTTCCAAACGGAAGTCATTCCCGTCTCGAGGTTCACATTTACTTTAATAGTAGTACACGGCCTTTTTGCTTTCTGACTTCTTGCCACATTGTCAATCGCATTGGAGAGCGGTTCAATGAAAATACGGAGAATAGCGGGGCAATATTTGATTACCTTCTTGATGATGTGAAAATCTTGATTGGGAATTGATATGTACTCCTCTAGCTCCCTAGCTCTTGTCGAGCCTGTATACATATCTGGTCTATGTAAAATATGTTGAATTGGATCAATCTTACTATACTTTGTTTTAGCGTTTGAAGACATTTATTTAAGAATAGTAATTCCTATTCTTAAATTCATTTTTCTATTTGAACATTAGAGTATTTCCATCGGAACCCTCCTGCTTTATTTCGTTTTCCTTTACATACTTTGATAATTCCTGAACTACATATCCCAAGTTCTTTACAAGCATCTGCTGCGCTAGAAAACGTTGTTATTAACTTTCCTTCCATTGTATACTGTGACACTTCTTTGCATATTGAACTTAACCCTGAGTGTATTGCGTGTAGAGTATTTTTACTATACGTAACCCACTCTAAATTGCTTTTGTGATTGTTAGAAGGATTTCCATCTCTGTGATTAACGACATGTTAATTGGGTCTATTCCCATAAAATGCTTTAGCTACTAATTTATGTACTGATATGTTAACATCTTTTCCGTCATCGTTTACTAAAGTTATATATTGATATCCTTTGTTATCTTGTTGTTTTCTCATACATTTTTTGAGTGTTTTACTCCAATTTTTCACAATCCTTTATTTCCACATCTCTCCCTTTAATATATCCACTTTTTTGTTGTTGGACATAATGATTACGATGGTTGATCTGTTCTGATCTACAAGACCATTCTAAATTAGAAATATGATTGTTAAGTTTATTGCCATCTTTGTGATTAACTTCTTTTTTCTTTTGGGGATTAGATATAAAATGCTTTAGCTACTAATTTATGTATATATTGTTTTTGACCTGAGCTTAGCATTATATCTGCGTATCCATTAGACGTAATATAAAAACTACGATGTTGATTTTTAATTTCACTGAAAACCCTTCAGTGGGTCGAAATTAAATATCTATTTTCATAGTTTTTAATCTATGTCCATATCTCTGGTTCAGGTCTGTGCGATATATGAGCAAGAGGGTCCATCTTGTTATACGTTTTCTTAGTTTTGGATGTCATGTTTGTTTTCCAAATAGGATACGAGCTTTTAAATTTTTTTCTTTTTCTTCTTCATGTATTATAAATGAGAACAGGAACAAAAATACTTCTTTTCGCGATAATACTACCTACGTTAGCATTTTTTCTGATTTATCTAATAGCCAAATCATCCAACTGTGAACCAAATTGTCATGACAAAACATGTGGTCAATCAGATGGATGTTCTGGTAAATGTAAATCATGCCCTGCTGGTAAAACGTGTGACGGTACCAAATGTCAGAAAGTAGGTCCTGCTGGTAAAACAAAGGGTATCTGTTATTTTGACATTGATGGTACATTGACAACAGCCAAAGGTGATCGGGATGAAATGATGCAACAATGTTTAGATAATGACTTTGCTATTGGTATAATCACAGCAAGTGGTAGAAAAGTAACAGATATTTGCGATGGAGATAAAGCGAGAGATCCATGGATGTCAGATTTATTATGTAAACAATTTCATGAAAATAATGCAAAGATGTACAACAGTACAACAGAAGTCGCAGGAAGTAAAACATTCCCCCATGGATACGATGGTACCAAAAGTCAGGGATATGTAAAGGGGTGGAATATGAAATACGGTAGAGATTTAGTGGATAGTAACATTCCAGATAAATGTGTTGTCTTATTCGATGATCAACAACATGTACTAGCTGATGTTAAGAAGTTTGACCCTAATCTGGAAGTCCAATGTTCAGGTGAACCAACGGCGCCTGGTGCATGCAAAACACTTGGCCATGTACTTGATATTGACACGGTTAAAAAGAAGATAAAGGATATGCAAGCAAATGGGTGTATATAATTTATAACATATTCATATTGTTATAAATGAAAGATTAAGACAAAGGTAGGAGTACAGTGTATTCAGCGTTATTATCAATCTTATATCCCAGTATCTTAACTTCGTTTGAAAATGGTTTCCCTTTAATTTGACGACCAGCGCTTATATTACCACCATTGATGTACGCGTATAAAGTAAAAGATACAGGTGTTGTATCATCTGCGTATATATTAACATTATACCCTTCTCTAACCCATTTAACTGCAATATCAGATGCCTTTTCTAATGTTTGTGTGTTTTGTGCTAGATATACATTATTATCAACGAGAGTATTTTTGAAGAAATACGGAGTGTTGACACCTATCTGTACTTCATCGTGTATTGTATATACAATATTATTCTCAAGAATCCATTTATTGACAGATTCTTCTCCATATAAGATAACTTGATGGCTGTATCGGTCAAAGTCTGTGATATCGACATAATAATTCCTGATAACGATACGTTCATAATATCTTCTTACACTATCCACGTTCATTTGAGCGCTTAGTCGAAGTACGTATATAAGCCTTTTAATTGTTTCCTCGTTATGAACAACGATTTTACCCCCATCTAGAATAGGACTATCTTTCTTTAACGTTTTCTCAATATAACCGTAATCATAATCAGGTTTTATTATGAAAAAGTTCTTTGCAAATTGAGCAATATTATCATCGTTCACATCCACAATTCCGTTCTCATTCAGATAAGTAGAATACACCCATATAGTATATTCAACTAAATAACGAGCCATTTTCTTGTTTTTGTTATATTTTTCTAGAGATGACTCATCCTTTTCGGGAAAACTAAGTCCATGTTGTTTCTCTGGGATACCATCTATTATACCTTCATTATTTACAGGTATAGAAACAGTGACATTTCCTAAAGTACCATTGATTTCTTTAGTTACATCTCCTATGACAGTTTGTGATGTAACCTGTATGTTCAAAGTATCTATAAGTTTCATAGCCGTGGCAACATCAACCAGGTATATTTTTGTACTTGTTGTTTCTCTTACTTTAATTGGTTGAATCGGAGTAATAATGAGAGAGATATTTTGATCGTTATAGACAACATTAAGTCTTCTCGTTTTACCGTAAGAATCGATCCACTGTGATTTTATCTTTATTGAAGGATCTATTGGCATGTACGTCTCATTGATCGTACTATTCAGAGCGTACGCCTTTCGTAAACGATTATATACATTACGAACATTACGTGCCTCTTTATATGTAAAAGAAAACTGTACATTATCACGACTTTTCTTTGTGTTGTACTTGATAATCAGTTCGCATTGAGGATATTTGGCATGATCGGATTCACTTCCCATATGTTCATACACATAAATACATCTTTTCTTTGTCCGATTTTTATAGTACGCTTGAAGATGACGAGGTAATACCATCTCACCGTCCAAAATCTTACGTGTGAATAAAAAGATATTACAATCGAATCTATCTTCTAATAAGTGAACGAAAAGTTTCGGGTCAAAATAAACTTCTGGATCTTCTATCATCTTAATTATTTCTTTTACAGTTTTATCGTACAATTCCTGTCTACACAAAGGAACGATATTCTTTTTAGCAAATGCCACTCTTTCTTCCATTAGTGCATCTTCTCTTGCCTCCTCTCCGTCAATATCAAGAATTTCCGTTTCGTCGTTCAAAGCTTCCATTACAACATTAATAAAACTGTTTTTATTTTTGTAAACTCCTTTACGAACATACTCATACTTTGGATCAGGATCGATAATCGCAAATATATTTTCCAGATTCAAAGGCAGTGTTCCAAACTGATTATATTTAAGAATTTTATCTGTTCGAATAATATTATGTTGTTTCTTTTCAGTGGCAATTAACTCCTTTCCTTCGTAATAATGTAAATACTTGGTTTTCTTTCTCTGATCCCTTTCAAAACAGCATGGCACATATGGATATACATCAGCATTTTTTAACTTATTAATCCTAATTCCGGTATATGGGTATTCTGGATTATTGCATACATAATAGTTTTGACCTTCACCATCCATCGGAAAATTAAACGCATCGGGATCGTCTGGCCTATCTCTCGGAAACTTCATTACACTCTTTCCTTCTGCTTGAGCCTGTACAGCGTCCTCTTCTGATACTATTACTGGCATACGGGCTGGTTTACAATTTCTAGTATATAGAGTGACAAAGAGATCCGGAGAAACATCCGACGCTTTTATAGCTTGTACTTCTATTTCCTCTGGAGGAGCAACATTTCCGAAATCTGGAATATAATTTTTGTAATAATCTATAATTCCATCCTTCTTCTCTTCATAACGCATGAATAATTTTCCGAGAATCTCCTTGAATATATCTACAGACTTTGCGTTGTTTGCTTTGGATACCTTAACTCGAATAAATGGTCCGCCAGGTTCGAAAAAATCTAGATCAACGTTTTTCATCGTCTGATCACCTTTAACCATGATCTTTTCTGTCAAAGTTGCGGTGATATAGCCAGTAGATGGATGTTCAAAGTGAATGTATATACCGGGTTTCATTTTAGTTGCCTTATCGTGATCATCGATCGTAATTAATCTACTAAAAATTGGATCGTTCACTACTAAATCGGCAAAGACGTATTTATTAAATCTTAAAATAGGGAAATAAAATACACCAATAACCTCACTTTCATCTATCTGTTTAACTTTAGCGTCAAGATTCTTAAAAACAGATAGAGATCTTTTCATAAATTCATCTCTTGATACATTATCCTTAGAAGTATTGATAGTGATATCTATTGTCATATAATCCGATTCCGGATCAACTTTTACTATAGCACTCTCATAATTGGATATATTAGAGCTAGTGGAGACAAACTTTTTCTGTGCAACTTGAAGAATTAATGACTCTTCGGAACTACTAGACCATTCTTCTGGTGGAATAAAATCTTGTAATATCTTGTAAAAGTCCATTGTTGTAGAGAACGGTACGGACGGATTCAACTTTATTGTGTTAAAGATTTCTAACAACGAAAGATCTTTGACATCGAGTGTCAGAATGAACTTTACATGTTCTATCTCAAAATCTGTAGATGCGGCAGACTCATCAATGGTATCAAACTCCTTAAATACATCTAGAGTATTTTTAGCACTATCTTTGTTAGATTGGATACGTCCTTCTAGGTATTTCTTAACATTTTTAATCTGAGCCCAATCAGTGTGTATCTGCCTGCTTGTTATGTATAACTTATTTTTATGAAGAATATCTCCGATATTATCTAAAGGTAATTTACCTTGTGTCTTTACATCTTTCCGAAGTGGTTTGTTATACGCTAACCATACTTTAACAATCTCTTTGCCTTTATTGTATTTGGTTTTACCTACCCTTGCTTGTATGTCGTTAATTAATTGGATAATAGAACTGTTTCTACTCGCAGATGCTTTTATCTCGGCAAGTAAATCATTAACGATTATTTTACTTTTTTTATCTCTTAATTCAGCATCCGTAATATCTTTATTAAAATATAAAAAAGATTCCAATGTATCCATAGTAGCCGCTAGGCGAGATTTAAACGAGTTTACATTATCGAGTTCATATATTTTGAACTTTTTTCCGTTAACGCGAACCATATTTCTTTAATGTTTGTAAATAAAATTAGTAATTGTTTCTGAATTCTTAAGTTTATGTATGCAATATGCATACATAACTTTTCCGTTATCATTTCCTTTCATCATTTTCCATCTTTGTGTGTCCTACACAATAGGAATATTCAGCATGAATGTCGTAATATCCCAGAATAAGTTCTGAGATAGGATCAGGGAAAGTCTTGGTTAGCTCTTCCTTGATATATCCTTCGTATTGGAGCATAGCTCGTACGCCTTCCATCATAGCATAATATGCTCCAGCAGCGTAAGAAACCATTTTATTTTAATCTATATTATTTTAGATTAAAATATCAATTTAATTACTAAAGAGTATCAGCAAACTTCTTAAGAGATGTAACATCTCTGCCACCTCCGTGAACACCCTTGTATTTACCATTAGAATCAAATCCAAAGTACGAGGGAACGCCACGGTGTTTAGCATCCCACTTTTTAAATAATTTACCTGCAGCCTTTTCAGATTCTTCCCCATCAGATACAATAGCAGCAGCAACAACATTGGGGTGTGATTTAGCGAATGTTTCAAATGCTGGGGCTGCTTGTATACAATAACCACAGAAAGTCGCTTTTCCCATAATAACGACATTTTTTCCTCTACATACGTACTGTTTAAGATTCCCGTCGGAATCAAAATCGTCGATTTCAAGATATGCAACGTTTTCCATTATTTATTATAAGTAGAATAATTTTTTTAAAGTGTTTTCTTTTGCTTATATTTGGTTGACATTTATATACAACATACGATTTGGCTGTTATTTTCATTTAAAGTTTAACAGAGAATTTAAAAAACTATGACAGTTATATTCAAAGCAAAAACCCACTGTGCTTACACTATCAAGATACTTGCTGAACTCCTTCAAAATAATATCAAGACCGCATGTTTCGAAATCGACGAGGACGGCGTTAAGTTATGTATGATGGACCATCATCGTACAATTCTTATCCAAGTATCTCTAGAGAGTGAGAACTTTACCCTCTATAAATTTAAGTGTAAAGATAAGTTATTTTTAGGTATTAATCTAAATCACTTTCACAAGATGTTAAAATCCATTAAGAAGAAAGACTCGATGCAATTGTTTATTAACGATGATTCTCCTAACGATTTAGGTATCAAGGTTATCCCCAAAGAAAATAATCGTATCACCACATCTTTTGTTACTATTCAAGAAATACAGACAATCGATATTGACATCCCAGAAGGTTATGGAAAACCTATCATTGTTCCTAGTTCAGAATATCAAAAGATGTGTAAAGATATGGCTCATATAGGTAGTATGATCAATGTTGTTGCCAGAAACTTCCACATTAAGTTTCGGTGTAATGCCGGTGGTGTTATGAAGAGACATGTAGAGTTTGGTGAGATGGGAGATTCGGATGATGAAGAAGAGGAGGATGATAATGTAGTTGAATATAATCAAGATTTTGATACAGAGCAGCTATCACGTATCACAAAGATGGCAGGATTAAGTACCAACATGCAAATTTATCCCAAACAAGGAAAGCCGTTACTGTTCAAGTCAGCAATTGGAAGTTTAGGGAAGATTTCTATCTATATCAAGTCAAAGGACTTGATTGAAAAGGAGAACAGCGTTTTGGAGTCAGACGATGATGATGATGATTTTTAAATATTTTTAAAGATATTGAACTGTTTAAAAATTTATTGGGTATAATACACGAACTGCGCTGAATCCATAATCCTTGATAATAAACCAGCAAAAGTCATAATAAATGCTAGTAATGAAATCCTGTGTGTGAAGAATTTTTTTCACTAGCATTGTATCCCCAAAAAGATGAGGAGTGTAGGAAAACTGCTGTGTACTCATATTCCATAGTTTTTCTGTAACCTGATTTCTTTGCATAATATTTAATTTATATCCATTAATTAAATGACAATTGACTCTTCAACAATAACAGGATCAACTTTTTTGTTTATTGTTACAACAACTTTTTTGAGTTTCGTTCTTGTAAATATTAAACCTGTTTATCTACAGAAACAAGATAAAAAGATTAATGTACCAAAAGCCATTGGAATGGCAGTTTTGATATCCTTTTTATTCACAGTTGTAATAACTTATATAAGCGTAAAAGCAGACAAGCAGAATTTACAAACAACAAAAAAATCTAGCTCATTATAAATATGAAGATTGATCTCAAAAAACCTATAAATTCTTCTCTTTTTAGTATGGTGATCACATTTGTATTATCCCTGACAATACTATGCGTGACCAAACCGTCGTACATCATGGAAATATCAAAAGAGGGGAAGAATAAGAAAAGTATATATCTATTGGTTACATACAGTATGTTGTTCTCAGTATTGGTTGGAATAACTGTTTTATTATGCAGAACTGGATCCACAGAAACTAAATCAGATGCACCACGTATGGCATTTAATCCACGTTCGTATAGACCAAAGATGTATTCACCTCATTAATACACACCCCCTCCTAACCCATTGGAATTTGCTATGTAGTCAGAGGATGATCTATATGAACTTCCTACATTACCTCCTCCACCACAGTGTGATTGACATTCCTGTATCGATGGGTATCTTCCGGAACCCGGAGGAGCATTCATATGGACACACTGACGGTTATTCCCTCCATATCCGGTTCCTACACATTTGTATGATTTCGATTGAAGAGGAGGTCCAGGTGTAGAACAATTTTGTTGGCATTCCTGCATGGTAGTAAATCTCCCTGGGCCTGGAGCCTGGTTTACATGAACACATTGGTTCTGATTACTGCCAAATCCTTTTTGGACACATTTGTAAGAAGATTGTCCCAAAATGGGACGATCACCTCCTCCACCACATGTATTATGATAATCGTCATAATTACAGAGTTTGCGATAACTTGAATTACATCCACGACAAGTCATTTATAATTAAATAACATAAAAATTTTGTTATTTAAACATTTCATCACCAATTTGAAAATGAGTAAAGTTAGTCCGAAAAAAATATATATCAAGGAGCTAAATTTAGAATTGCTTCAACCGAACACCGAAACGTATATGAAGCCTGATCAAGGAGGATCCAAACACGTTGTTATTGGTAAACCAGGTACAGGAAAAAGTACATTAATTGCTGCTCTTCTTTATTCTAAAAGACATATCTATCCAGCAGGAATCGTTTTTAGTGGAACTGAAGACAGTAACGGTTTCTATAAACGTATGTTCCCAAATACGTTTATTTTTACAAAGTATGATGAAGATCAACTTCTATCGTTCATTAAGCGTCAAAAGATTGCAAAAAAGCATGTAGAAAATCCATGGGCAGTATGTCTGCTTGATGATTGTACAGATAATCCGTCAATATTCAATAAACCACTTCAACAGGGTATTTACAAGAACTCTCGTCACTGGAAAATGTGGTATATTCTTTCTCTACAGTATTGTATGGATGTCAAGCCTGTTATTCGTACAAATGTTGATGGTACATTTATTTTACGAGAACCCAACCTTAAGAATCGTAGATCGTTATGGGAAAATTATGCTGGTATTATACCGGATTTTTCGCAGTTCTGTGATATAATGGACCAAATTACTGACGACTATACCGCATTGTATATCCACAATGCGACTATTAGTAATTCAATCGAAGATTGCTTGTTTTGGTACAAAGCCAAGCCTGTTCCTAGCCCGAGGTCAGTGTCCTCATCGGCGGCAGCCCCAACGAGACGTGGCGGACCCTCTTCAACTCCTGGCGTGCTGCCCGGCGCCTCGGCACCCGGTTCGTGCACTTCTCGGTCGCCCTGCCCTCGCCCTCCACCGAGATGTACGATCAGGCCA